CCGGAAGTAATTCCGGTCCATTAGACGTCTGACTCACTTCAGATGAAGAGAGGCAAACGGCTAATAGTTGTTATAATCAACGTGCATCTGTGCGTTTGTTGTGCTACTTTAGTTGTTTGTTTCTCCCCAAATTGTGGAGAAAACATAGGAACGGCTACTTGTGGAGATGGACTCCTGTGTGTCCATCTGTTTCGGTGTTCTTGTAAAGAGACCCGGAATCCAGATAAAATTTGGTCTTAGGCGCCCAAAAGGTACCCGTATGACAGTCCTTAAGATATAAGATCTATATCTGTAAACCTTTGTTAAGGTTTGGGATAAGGCCTGATAAGCCACCAAATGAGTGCTTCCTTTAGCACAATCTAGTGCTGAGGGAGATTACCACATTGTATCGGATCCCGTCCTATGGGAGGGAACCTTTCTGTATACAGAGACCAAGAGGGCGGTTATTATACGCAGTCTGCGTTAATGTAAAAACCACCAGAAATGGTGGGGGGCCACCCTCCTCAATATATGAAAGTTAACCTTAAGGAGTTACCAACTCCGAGCCCTTTCGGGCTGCCTGCAGCCCTGCTTGCCATTTTGGTAAGTAGGAAACTGAAGGTCAAAATGGTGTTTCTATCATATTAATAACATAATAGATAACCTGACATGCTAAGATTACATCGTAATCGACAAAGTCACTTCGCCTGGGGTTTAATCACTCCAGGTAAAGATTTTGATTGGCAGAGAGCTGTAAAAAGCTCTCGCGTGCTTGGGCGTATGCTCTTACGAGTTATACCCCTCGCAGTTGGTTCATATACTCCTATGTGGTCGACTTCTGTATTGATCTTAGCTAAGACGTTCTTAAAGCTTTACAAAGCTCAAGGCGGTAAAGGCCTGGTCAAGTATACGAAAGTATGCTCCATAATTACTCAACAAGCTGCTGGTGGGCAACGCATCGAAGACCTATCGTCGATTGGTCCTCGCGTTGCACGGACACTTGGTGGACTCCCTAGGATCATCAACAAGGCTCATAGAGCTTCCATTAGAAAAGGTGATGCCAATGTTATAAGGCTATACTTGACTCTATTCGGGATTTATCGAGTAATCGAATTTCCCGGTAAAGTTAAGTTAGCTTCTATAACAGGCCTTTGCCTTTATC